ATCGCGGAACGCAACCTCAATATCGGCGGCGGTCACGCCGTCCGGCATTTCCAGGGCATCCGCGAAAAACTCACCGGTCAGGTAGACTACAACATCATCTCCGCTGCTTGCACTGTCAGCAGTAATTCCGTAAAGTCCGGTTGCGTCCGCATCTGCAACTGCAGTTACTTTTCCGTCTGTCAGTACGACCGGAACGTGCGCTTTCAGATCCGCACCTGCGGTTTTGACTTCCGTGATAATCCTGATCGTAGTCCCGGCAATAAAATACTCCGGATCCAAGCTGTAAGACTGTCTTGCAAGATTCATGCTCATCGTTCATTCCTCCTTACTTCTTTGCCCCAACGCCCTTTAAAGCATTCATGAACTCGTCCTGGTTATCGTCAATAGGAGTATTGTTCACATGGTTCATGCCGCTGTCCTTGGCATCCTTTGCGGCATCCTTCATGTAAGCGTCTCCCTGTGCTTTTGAGCGTTTGACGGCTGCGATTGCATAATCGCTGGCACTCACAGGATTCACGAACTTTGCGTCGTTTGTGATCTCCTCACTTCCCGGAAGCGCCATATCCTCGATCTCCTTGATACGGTCGCGCTCCGCTGTAGTTGCCTGATTCGCCGCCGCCTGTTCGATCTGTGCAACCAGCTCCGGATATGCTTTTCGCAGATCATCCACTGTTTTGATGGTATCAGTCATTTTCTTTCCCTCCTGCTCTGTATTAACCGGCTTTGTTTCCGGTCCTTTATTTACAAAACGTCCGGCGGCGGGGGCTGCTGCCCGACTGTCCTGTACAAATTTTGGTGCCTCGTTAAAAGGCATGTTCATATTTACGCTGTTAATGAATAACAGGCCGTTTCGGTTCTCTACGACCGTTTCATCCCCATCATCCACCAGTTCATCCACAAAACCGTTGTCTTTTGCCTGCTGGCCAGTCCACCAGCTCGTAGCGTCCATAAGCGCCGCTACCTCGTCTTTTTCTCTTCCTGTCTTTTTCACATACAGTGAGATGATATTTTCCCGGATGGTGGCAAGTGCATTGAGATATTCCTGCATTTTTGTAGCATCCACATATCCGTATACGGCCATCCTCACCGGATGGATCATATAGGTGCTGTCATTGGCTGCCACAACCCTGTCGCAGTGACATGCGATTATCGTTGCTGCACTGGCGCATAAGCCGTCGATTCGTGCCGTCACGACCGCGCTGTGCTGCTCTAACAGGTTCCCGATCGCCTGCGCTGCGAATACATCACCGCCGCCGCTGTTGATTCGTACTGTGAGGGCATTTACATACCCCAGCGCTTTCAGCTCGTCCGAAAAGCTCTTAGGTGTGACTTCATCCCCCCACCAGCTACTATCCGAAATATCCCCGTACAACAGCAGCTCCGCGCTGCCATCACTCAGGTTTTTAAACTCCCAGAATTTTTTAGGCATCTCCTGTTCCTCCTGTCGCCTTTTGTTCCGGCTGGTTGATCGCATCGACCTCCCGTTTACGTTTGGCTTCCGTTACCCTCTGCCGGATGTTTTGCGTATAATCGCCGCCGGTCATTTGTGCGGTCTCCTGTTCCGCCGTCGAGAATCCAGCATCTACCCGCTTGACGGCTGCATCCACTTCCTGTACCGGGTTCAGATTGGTCCTTGCCGGTCCGTTCCAGGTACATCCCGTATATGCTTTCCGTATCGCCGGATCACTGAAAAATCCTGGTGCATGGATACGTCCCCGCGCGACTGCCTCTGCAAACCATTCCTCGTAGACCGGCTGGCAGAAATCGCTTGCAAACCAATCCCGCTGCATATTACAGGTGCGCCAGAACTCATTGAGTGCTCCGCGCGCTGCGCTGTAGCTGGTAGAAAACTGCTTAAACATGACTTCCGGTGGAATCTCCAGTGCTGCACCGATCTGCTTGATAATCGCGTCCGTGAACTTGTCGTAACCGGCGCTTGGATGTTTCGGATCTGCAAAGCTCACAGTCTCGCCAGGGTTCATGTTGAGGATTGCGCCTGGTCCCATCTCGATACTCCCTTGATCCGGAGAATCCAGCAGCTCGTCCGGCGGTAACATTTCCCCGAATGGCCGCGCGTCACTCGGCGCTGCAGGCTGTACGAATACAGTAAAATAGGCGGATATCACGGCGGCCGTAATCTCGGCATCCGTATATCTGCCTAACTGTTTCAATGCTTCCAGGACTGGTGCCAGTAACGGCACACCTCGTCTCTGTCCTATGCGTTCTCGATTCATAATGTGTAATACATTTCTTCTTCCGGTAGCTGTCCCGTAGGCCTCTACCCGTACCCAGTTCATTTCCCCAGGCTGCACCATTGCATCGTTGGACAATGGATGCCGGTTGCAGATCCAGAATGCCGTCACAGCGCCCTCTGAATCCGTTTCTACGCCTTGTACAATTTGTTCCACGTGAAAATTTTTTACATCACACGGAACCAGCCTGTCGTACAAATCCGGGCTGCATATCCGGTCGGCTTCGATCAGCCGCACCTGCAGACTATAGATCTGCCCCGGAATCGTTCGCTCGCGCATCGGAAGAAGGGCAACCGTGTCACCGTTCATGATGTAGCTTAGAAATGCAAGCTGCTGCAGCTTATAAAAATCATCCACCCGGTCGGCATCACAGGTCGGCTTTTCCGCCCATAAAGCAAATTCCCGTGTGATCTGCCCGTGAAGCGCTGCGGCCTCCTCCTCACTCAGCCCCAAAAACTCCGCATCAATCTGCGGTGTCGGCATCAGACCACCGGCTACCACATTGGTTCTCATGGTTTTCAGTGCTGCCGTTGCTGTCGGAACGCCCATATAAGCGTCACGGCTTCGCTGTCTCAGCGTATCAATGTTATCCTCAATATCCTCTTTCGCGCTGCCTCCGAAGTATTCCCAGCCCCTCATGCTTTTCTTTGTGGTATTCGCCCCGTAATTTCCATAACCGCTATTGATAACCGACAGCGTAGCCCTTGCCGCGGCTCTCTTTACTGCATGGACCGGGGCAACCGCGGCAACCGCCCGATCAAAGATATTTGGTTTTCCCATGTGCCCCTCCTTATACGTCGCGCTCTACAAAATGGTACATGCGGTTCCTACCTCCGGTTTTCTCCTCTGCGTCGGCTTCGGCAAGCTTCCCAGCCCAGTATTCCATTTCTTCGCGTATCTGCTTCAAATCTGCCCTGGTCAGCATTCTTGTGCCGATCTGGTAGCTCTGACCGGTGGCAACACTTTCCTCTGCTGCCATCCAGGTATTTAATTTGTCCTGGCAGAGTTTTTTGCTGAATATTGCCATCTGGTTACTCCTTTCAAATTCCGCTGGAAAGGCGGCGGCGGCCTGTCTGCTGCCGTCTCTGTGCTACCGGCTCCTGTTTTGTCAGTACCGGGTTTGCGATCTCCAGCGCTGCCGTTGCGTAGTTTCTCAGATCCAGCGGCTCATTTCTTTTATGCGCTGTATCTTTCAGCTCCCACACAATTACACTTCTCCCTTTTCGGAACCGTACCACCATCTTCTCACTGGTAAGACCTTTGAAATAAATCTCGTCATACCCTGCTTCCTCATTCGACGGGAAATGGCAATAGTTCGGCCCTTTGGTTTCTATCTTCAATCGCTGGTAAAGCAGGCTCTTACCGGCATCAACGCCGATAATGAATAACGGTGTCTTCACGCGGTTACTGGTGCTTGGGTTCCGGATATACGGTACCTCCGAACCGCCTTTACCTTTGATGGCAAATATACGCCGCTCGTAGCGATCCTTCGTGAAGCGGTACACTTGATCCGTGTGGTGTCCGCCACTATCTACACAGCAGGCAATGATCCTCATTGCGGTTCCGTCCTGCTTATAAAAAGCACTCTGTAAGAAAGCATCCAGATCATCCCATACCTGTTCTTTCAGCATGTCTCCGAAGATCTTCTGGTAACGGATTCCCCAGCTTTCCTTTCCGGCTCCCCAGCCGACGACCTCAACCTCAAAACGGTCATCCTGCACATCTACACCTGCAGTCAGCACCAGAACATCCTCCGGTACCTCGGCATTATAGATCTCGCGCCGGTTGTAAAGCTCTGTATCGTCCACATGTTCGCCCTGTTCTTCCCAGGTCTCGCCAAGCTCCGTATTGACCCATACCTTCATGCCCTCCGGATTCCCCTGGTCTAACTGCTCCTTTGCAACGATAAACTTCTGTACAATCTCATTCCATCCGCAAAAGGTAGAAGCAAGCGTATTCAGGTGGAATCCTCTTGCCTCCGCTCCTGGGTTTTCCGCCACAAACTTTCCATACTTTCCTTGTGCTTTCCATTCGTACTCACCAAGCAGCACTCCGCAGCGTTCACAGCAATACTTGATCTCTTTGTCCGGATTTTCTTTGTCGTATACTACATTCGCCCACACAAGCGGTTGATAATGGCCGCATTCCGGACACGGTACGTTCCATTCCTCCCGTGTGGACTGGTTAAACTCTGTCTCAATCCGGCTGTGTCCTTTAATTACCGGCGTACTGACCATAACGGTCTTCTTGTCCCAAAAGGTAGTTTGTCTTTTCTGCGCCAGGGATAAAGGATCGCCCTCTGTTCCGGCGCTTGACGGATATCGGTCTACTTCGTCGGCCAGGACTACTTTGATCGGACGGCTTGCAAGGCCGGTCGCGCTGTTCGCCCCGACGATGGTGATATGGCCGCCTGGGAAATTCTTTTTCATGATGGTGTTTCCGGAGTACCGGCTTTTAATATCCACCTTATCCCGCAGCTCCGGCGTATCCCTTATCATTGGTGCCAGACGGTCCTTGCTGAATGTCTGCCCCATATCAAGCGTAGGCTGCATAACCAATATCGGGGCCGGTGCGTAATCCATGTAATATCCCAACGTGTTAAGGATGAACGCATCTGTTTTTCCGATCTGTGCAGCGCTCATAATCACTACTTTTCGCACATGGCGGTCTCCGATGGCATCCATGATTTCCCGCTGGTACGGTGCCTTATCCGTCCTCCAGCGCCCCGGTTCCGCGCTCGCTTCCGGGCTTAACATCCGGTATTGATCCGCCCACTGGCTCAGTGTCATTTCCGGTGGCGGTTTCAGGATCGCCGCGCACCTCGATATCATGTCCGCTGTCTCTTTTCTCGTATCCATGCTCGTCCTCTCTGGTAGCTTTTCCATCCAAACCAATCTCGGCCCTGTAACCGCTGAATACCTCCAGAGTTTCTTTCAGCTCCCGTTCCAGCTCGTCGAAGATATCCGCCTGCTTTCCTCCCATCGTCGCCAGTTTTGGAGATAATTTCGCCGGTAATGATAACAGGCGGCTCCGGAAGTTCAGGAGCATGTTCTTGAGTGCAGCTTCTACCACTGTTACTTCGAGTAATGATCCCTGCCGTAACTGGTTCTCCATCTCTGCAGCTTTCCGCTTTTCTGCAGTCAGCTTTGTACGTTCCGTATTCAGATTCTCTTTTCCGGCACCGCCCAGGTACTTGATATATTTAAGAACCGTCTGCTGCAGGTCATAAAGTCCCGGTTTGGCTTCCTGGATAATCCCATCATCCCGGAGTTGTCTTACCCGGCGTTCCGTTACTCCGATCCACTGCGCTACTACCTTGCTGGTATATAACTTCATGATTCTTCGTTCTCCGTTTCTTCGGGTTCCCTGACCTCGATATCATCCGATAAATCAATCGCGCCGGTCGCCCGCATCTTCAAGATTTCAAGGCGCTGCTGTTCAATCTCCATGCGGCGTTCACTGTCTTCCAGGGCGCGCAGGCTGTTCGCTATCGTAGCAATACGCCCTTGCACCTTATAAAGCGCTTCCTGCAGTTTCAGGACACGTTCAAAGGCGCTGTCCTTGTTGTACATACCCATGTTTTGAATCGCGCCATCCTGCTTTCCCTTTGGGCCTCTCATATCGACTACGCTGTTGACATACAGGGCATCCTCCGGCTCCGCCTCATATTTTGCAATCTTTTCAAGTATCTTGTGCTCCCGGACCTTTAGGATCTGCATTTCGTGTTCCAGCGCTTCCCGGCTTTCCATAGGCGTTTTTTCTGCAAGTTCCTTTTCCTGATCCGTCAGCATATCAAAAAAGACAGCGCTGTAAGCTCCGTCTTTTTCTGCATTCTTATTCCGCAGCGGTGCTCCTTTATGGCTTCCTGCTGCATTCTTTTTCCCGGCACTGTTCCTGTTTCCTGGTTGACCGCCTCTTTTTTTCTTAGGCAGTGCCTCGTCCCACTTGTCCGCTGTTTTCCAGTTCCGCAAGGTCTGATAGGTAACTCCCTGCTGCTCTGCCAGCTCTCGCAGGTTTACCGTTTCGCCGCTGCTCCTGCGGGCGATGTACTCAGCCTTGGCGGTGTCTCGTTGATCGCTCCGCTTTGGCATGTCGCACCTCCAAATAGAGAAACCCGCAGCCATCAACGCTACGGGTCTACAAAATTATCATGTTATTAAATTATCATGAAAAACCTGTCAAAGTTGCTAACTTTGAAAATTTTTTCTTAATTTCCCAAATAGTCGATTCCATTCACATAATCATAAACGACGGTACCTCCCATTGCCACCAGCAGTATATTGTCATGGTTTACATCATTCACCACCTCTACTACGAATACCACATCTCCATAGCCAGCATCATTTATTGTTTCCTGTCCTGTTTTTGACATAGAACGGATAGCCTCTACCATTGTCTCCCATGATTTCTTTAATTCAGCATCTCCACTCTTTGCTAACATAGCTCCTGGTGCTACACCATCATTCCACACTTTCGCCGTAATGACATTGCCATCTTTCGATAGATCGAAATTATCTCCGTATGACTGAGACAAGCCTAAATGGATAGCATAAATAATATCGCTCAGTGAAATGCTGTATTCATAATTTGATTCATAGTCAAATTCTTTGAAAATATACTTATTGCCGGAAACGCTGTTTGTCTCTACCAGATCTCCAGACAAACATTCTCCTTTCGATCCGAGAATGCTTTTTACGTCGTGCCGCTGATCTTCTGGCTCCATCACAACTGTAAGTATGTAATTTCCTTTCAGCGGTTCCCCGTATTCTTCCGTAAACGGCTTGCTTATTGCCACCCCGTCTTTTACTGTGACTTTCTGATCCTCCGAATAAAAATTATCATCCATCAGCGATAGTTTTAGTTCCGTTTCGTCCGGTAGATTCGTTGAGATTGAAAACTCCGGCTTTCCTTCTTCACCCTTTACATTCATATCAAGCAACACTTCATATTCTTGGAAAGCATAATAAGAAATGTAAACCGGTACATCATTTTCCCAAACATCTTTATCTGTGAAATCAGTTTTCTTATTGATGGAAATTTCAGCAACCGTTCCGCTTTTACTGCCAGAACTTGATTTACTTTCACTCGTCTCCACATTAACAAAACCAGCATCCTGTAAAGCGGTCGTCGCTTCTTGAATATCCATCCCTATCCATTCGTTATACGCAAACGGAACATAAACTGGATGCTCAATTTCATCTTGCTCTTGCAACGCATAATAAGAAATTTGAACCGGTACATCATTTTCCCAAACATCTTTTTTTGTGAAATCGGTTTTCTCATTGATGGAAATTTCAGCAACCGTTCCGCTTCCCTTATCAGAATTTATTTCACTTATCTCGACATTGACAAAACCGGCATCCTGTAAAGCAGTCGTCGCTTCTTGAATATCCATCCCTATCCATTCCTTATGTGCGAATGGCGCGTAGACTGGATGTTCAATCATTTTACACCCTGAAA